TCACGAGCTGGGTTTATCTTATAGTCAATCTTTGGATAAACTTAGGAAGGCCACCATTAACTGGATTATGGAACCCCTAGGTATTAATACTACCTGTAAATATTTAGACAAAAAATTCTGGCTGGATGTTAGCGATCGGTTAATGTATGAGGGCAGAGCTCCAGAATTAATCTCCACTAAGACAGCTAGAATGCCAGCATTTTTTGAACATTCAAATGTCAACCTACCCCAATACGCTTGAGCCTTTGCTCGGGCCAAACATCCAGTCTCTATCAGTAGAGATGGAGGAAAAATTCCCACCCATAAACCCACATCCTAAAGAGGAATTAGCTTCGATCATGTACAAAGCAGGTCAGCGTTCCGTGGTGGAGTGGTACAAAGATAGAATAGATAATGAAAATACTGCTTACCCCACCGAATGAAGTATCTTCTATATGGAATGAAGTAGCACCACTAATACAGAAAGGATTAGTTTCTCATGAAGATTCTATTGCAGATGATTATCTAGAACCATTAAAGAGAGCCGATAGTATTCTATGGGTAGTGGTTGATGATACTGAGATAGAATCAGTTGTCCTTGGTGAAATCATCAACTATCCTAGAAAGAAATCCTTTCTTGTAGAAGTATGGGCTACTAAATCAGGCTATAATTTCAATGAAACCTATCCAATAGTTATACAAGCAGTAAAGGACTTTGCTGAATTTAATGGATGTGATTACATTGAAGCTGTGGTAAGAAAAGGTCTTGCCAGAAAATTTAAAAAATTAAAATGGAATGATAATCATTCACTAGTAACACTTACACTTTAGGAAAAAACTGATGAGTAAAAAGAAGAAGAATGTAACTTATGTTACACAGAAGGTGGATTATAATGATCAATGGATCAGAGAAAGATTTCGAGACTTCCAAACAACAGGTGCTCAATTCACTAACTGGATGAATCAAAGAACTGCTCAGTTAGCAGGTGAGAAGCAGCAGAGAGAACAGAACCAAGCTGCTATTAGTAAGCTAGGTTTAGATGCAGCTGTAGCACAAGAGAAATTAGCAGGACTTGGAAGAGGTCAAGCAGGACTTGGAAGTCAGCTCGGTTCTCTTTCATCAGATTTCACTGGTGCTTTAAGTACTATAGGACAGCAGATTGCTAATCAACAAAGTTCACTACAAGCACAACAAGCTGGTCTTGGTCAGTTAGGTGATACAATATCTGGTCAAGGAGGAGCTTTAACTGATATAGCATCAGTTCTCCAGAACCAACAGGGTCAGATAGGGGCTCAAGGTAGTCGGATAGATCAACAAGGTAGTACCATAGGAGGCTTAGGATCTTCTATACAGGGATTAACAGGTGACTATTCAAAGCTTAGTGTAAAACAACAGCAACAGATAAAAGATCTATATAATTTAGCTGCTCAAGGTAAAGATGTGAGAGGTGTCAAGACTAGTCAAGGTCTGACATTTACTCAAAGACCAGGGTCTGGTGTAGGAGGATTGAATAGAGATTCTTTAACATTCGGATCACTTAACTTAGCTTAATATAAATAACAATGTCAACAGCTAAAGAACGTTACGACTATTTATGTAGTGATCGTGCTCAGTTTCTAAATGAAGCAGCAGAGGCATCAAAGTTAACTCTACCATATCTTATCCGTGGTCATGAAGAGCACACCAAAGGTATGAAAAACCTAAGGACTCCGTGGCAAAGTGTAGGTGCGAAGGGAGTAGTAGCATTGGCAAGTAAATTGTCATTAGCTTTACTCCCTCCTCAATCTAGTTTCTTCAAGCTACAATTAGATGAGTCTCAATTAGGTCAAGAGTTTCCACCAGAAGTAAAATCAGAATTAGATCTATCATTTGCAAAGATAGAACGTACTATCCTTGAAGCTATTGCTGCTTCAGATGATCGTGTAACAGTACACCAAGCATTACAACATTTAGTTGTAGGTGGTAACGCTTTAATCTTTATGGGTAGAGCTGGTCTGAAATTATTCCCTCTAAATCGCTTTGTTATAGAACGAGATGGCAACGGTAGAGTCATTGAAATAGTAACAAGAGAACGTATCAATAAAAACTTAATACAAGACCAACTACCTCCTGAGGAAGAGCTTAAACCATCAGCATATTCTGATGAAGAGGGTATTACTGATGCAGGTAAGGAAGAGTGTGATGTATACACTCATGTCAAACGAGATAACAATAGATTTATCTGGCACCAAGAAGTATATGGTAAAGTATTACCAAGATCAATAAGTAAAGCACCAGTTGAAGCTACACCATGGTTACCATTACGTTTCAATACAGTAGATGGGGAAGCATATGGTAGAGGTAGAGTTGGTCAATTCTTAGGTGATCTTAAGTCACTTGAAGCACTCTCTCAGGCTATCGTAGAAGGCTCTGCAGCAGCTGCTAAAGTTGTTTTTGTAGTATCACCCTCAAGTACTACTAAACCAGCCACGCTGGCTCAAGCAGGCAACGGAGCGATCGTCCAGGGAAGACCAGATGATATTGGTGTTATCCAAGTAGGTAAGACTGCTGACTTCCAAACAGCTTATGAGATGGCAGGTCAATTAACAGATAGAATACAGGAAGCTTTCCTTATTCTAAGTGTTAGAGATTCTGAACGTACTACAGCAGAAGAAGTAAGGAGTACACAACTTGAATTAGAGCAACAGTTAGGAGGATTATTCGGATTACTCACTGTTGAATTCTTAGTACCATATTTAAATAGATACTTAACTGTCTTCCAGAAAACAGGAGAGATACCACGTATCCCTAAGGGAATGGTTAAACCTATTATTGTAGCAGGTATAAATTCACTTGGTAGGGGACAGGATGTACAAACATTAGGTCAATTCCTACAGGTAATTGCACAAACAATGGGACCAGAAGCTATACAACAATACATTAATCCTGATGAAGTTATCAAACGTCTTGCAGCTGCTCAAGGTATTGATGTTCTTAATCTCGTTAAGAGTGTGCAGGAAATTCAACAAGAGCAACAACAAGCCATGAATCAACAGGCACAGATGACAGCCATTGAGCAAGCACCTAATATGATGAAGGCTCCAATGCTAGATCCATCTAAGAACCCAGCATTAGAAGCACAGATGACTCCTGAAGGAGAAGAACAACCAACACCACCACAGTAATTATGGCAGAAACGATGACATATGATCCTGGTACTGATACAGTTACCACGGAGAATAATTTAACAGAATCCGAACAGGAATCCCTAGCAATAGGTGAGGAGATGGCTAACCAGCAAGAACAAATGCTTGCTGGTAAGTACGAGAATGCTCAACAATTAGAGAAGGCTTATATAGAACTTGAGAAAAAATTGGGCGGAAAATCTGAAGAGGATTCAACAGAAGATACTCAAGATTCTACAGAAGCATCAGATAAATCTGAGAATGAAGAAACATCTAATGATGCTGCTCCTAACTTTGCTTTCTTAGATGACTTTTATGATCAAGCTTCTTCTGAAAAAGGAGAGATCAGTAAAGAGGTCTTAGATAAGATAGGCCAGATGAGTACTGTAGATCTTGCTCAACAATATCTTCAGTGGAGAGCTGCTGCATCAGAAAGATACATTGAGAAACCAGATTTATCTGAACAAGATGTGACCGAATTAAAAGGTCTCGTTGGAGGTGAGCAGAACTATAATAACATGTTGAAGTGGGCTCAGACTAATTTATCTGAACAAGAAATCAATATGTTTGATACTGTTATGGGACGTGGTGATGCAATCGCTGCCTTCTTTGCAGTTAATTCTTTAGCCCAAAGGTACCAAGATAAAGTAGGTTATGACGGTAAAATGTTAACAGGAACTGCAGCTAAAGGTAGTACAGATACATTCCGTAGTCAACAAGAAGTTGTACAGGCTATGAGTGATCCACGCTATGATAAAGATGCAGCATATCGTAATGATATAATGGAAAAATTAGCCAGATCTGATATTAAATTCTAATTATGACACAGGCAAAACTAACAGATCAATTACAAATAGCATACATGCAGGGCAAAGCTAATGCCCAAAGAGAAATGATGATAGGATTTGATGGTGCTGGTAATAAGCCTGGAGAAGATGGACCTTATAGACCACCAGATAAGAAAGATGTTCCCGGTGTACCACCTGGTTACCCTCATATACCTAAGCCTAAATTAGCTAAGAAAAATAAAAAGTCTGGTGGGATATATGGGAAATCAGACAAAAAATATGAAGTCCCAGATACTGATACATCTGATGTATACTACGGTGAAGTAGCTAGTGACCCTAGCTTTACAGTTGGTGGTAGTAAAGGTAATAAGACAAACCAAAAGATCATAAAATCAGGTGATGCCAATGCTCCTAATGCTGCAGACTTTATGAAGATAAGGAACCTTGGCCCAGCTATGTTCCCTATTAAGAAAACAGATGCACAGGGACTGAGTGATGTCTTATCACCACATCAAAACCCACGTAGTGGCAGCTTAAAAGATAGTGGCCTAACTGATGAACAGAAGATACAATTACTTATACGTGGAGCAGCAGCACACAAAGCATAATATATTGGCGGCTCGATAGTCGAAATCAGTAGAAGCCACAGGCAACCGCGTCCGTTCGGGGCAATCTTTGATTGCTTTGCATGAAACCACATCATGGAACGGGGGTGTGGTACTGGAGAAAACCAATGCAAGTAAAAAAGCAGGTAACACTAAAGTATCGCGGCGT